CCGCACCCTTATCTTGTCCGACAACTCTGGATCTATGCGCGGTGACGCATATGGATCGTCTTTGACATCCGCATATTCACAACGCACTACGGCAAGTATTGCAAATTTATTCGCAGCATTATATTGGATGCGTGCAGACAACACTTCTGTCGGACTGTTCGGAGACAGACTCCTTTCACCTAAATTGGACCGCACCAAAGGTGTGCTCGAAAACTATAAAGTAGTTGCCAAGACCGGTGGAGAAGTTGGTTCTGGCACAGAACAAGGTATTTTCGATGCTTTCAAGATCCTCATCAAGACCAAAGACATCGTTGATCGCATTGTAATTTTTTCCGACTGTCAAGTTGGGGATACTTGCCAATGGTACGATACCGTTGGAAACCGTGCCGACAATTTTAACAAGCTTTTAACACAATATATGAAAATCAACCCTGACGTCAAAATCTATACGATCAATTTGAAGGGCTACTCGAATGAGATGACTCCTCAAAATGCTCAAATTATGAAATTGACGGGCTGGAGCGATAAGATTTTTGACATCATGGAGCGAAACGAAGTTGCGCCTGGCGTCATGGTCGCTGAAGTTGAAAAAATTTCACTGGACAATAACGTTCAGAAGAAGTAATCTATCTAAGGTAACAGAAAACGGCCCAAGATTGATGACGGGCCGGTTTTGATCGCAAGGATATTTGCGAGAAAGGCGATATGTTTTACGTAAACGAAGTTCCTATAAAACCTACCATTTTCCCAGACGGGACCAGCCAGATTTGGAATCTTCCAAATCAACTTTGCGATCATAAGCAATACACTATTCGTTGGAAATTTGACAGCGAAGGTGAAATAACCCATCTTGCCCAGTTATACGATCTTTTAAGTCACAATACTACTCGCATAAGTTTGTATTTTGATTATTTGCCATATGGTCGTCAAGATAAAGAGATTTCAAACGACACTACGTTCGCCCTTCGCTCGTTTGCGAAACTTATCAACTCAATGTCATTTAAAGAAATAACTATAATGGACCCTCATAGTTCAGTGGCTACGGATATTCTTATGGCTAAAGCAGTATATCCTATAGAAATGGTTGAAAAGGTTATGTTGGTTACCGGAAGTGATGGCGTTTGCTATCCCGATAAAGGTGCATTTGAGAAATACACAAAAATATACCAATACGCAGAATTGCATGGAAATAAAGTTAGGGATCAAAAAACTGGTAAAATCACAAGCTATGAACTTGCAGATAGCCAATTTGGTGCTCCATGTGGATTCAAAGTCTTAATTGTAGATGATATTTGTGATGGCGGTGCCACATTCGTTCTTTTAGCTAAGGCTCTTTATGAGCGCGGTGCTAAAGAAGTAAATCTGTTCGTAACACATGGAATATTTTCAAAGGGTTTAGCTCCCCTTCAAGAAGCTGGAATTAAACGGATCTTTACACAAGATGGTGAAGCGTGTAAAGGTATCCAAAACCAAATAGCCTATAGGAGATTATAGCTATGAGAAACCTGATAATGCCCATTTTATGTGACTTTTACAAAATTGCTCATCGAGCGATGTACCCAGAAGGTACTGAAGTCGTTTACTCAACCTGGACTCCTCGTGCTACGCGCATGAAGGGTGTCGATCACGTCGTATGGTTTGGTGGACAAGCATTCTATCAAGAATACCTTATCGACATGTTTAATGAGCATTTTTTCAAAAAAGATAAAGGCGTGATGATCGGAGAATACAAGAGAATCATTACATGCACTCTTGGAGATCCAAATCCTGAAACCAAACATCTCGAAGATCTGCATGATCTTGGTTATCTACCCCTTTCAATCAAGGCGCTTCCAGAAGGAACCCTAGTTCCATTAAGAGTTCCAACGATGACCATACAAAACACAGATCCTCGATTCTTTTGGTTGACAAATTTTATCGAGTCTTTGGCTTCAGCCGAATTGTGGCAAGCCACTACAAGCGCAACTATTGCTCGTGAATATAAAAATATGATGGATCATTATGCCATCAAAACTGTTGGAAGTACTGACTTTACTCCATTTCAAGGACATGATTTTTCATTCCGTGGGATGTCCTCATTAAGATCTGCAATTTTGAGTGGTATGGGTCACTTGACCTCGTTTGTTGGAACGGATACCATTCCGGCCATACCTGCCGCAGAGTATTATTATAACGCGAACATTGAAAAGGAATTGGTTGGGACTTCAGTACCCGCCACAGAACACTCGATTCAATGCGCTTACGGCAATGACATGACATACCTGAAAAGAATGCTTTCAGAAGTTCACAAAAATGGTATAGTTTCAATCGTCTCCGATGGTTACGACTTCTGGGATGTTATCACCCGCGTAGTGCCCGCACTTAAGAAAGACATATTGGCACGTAGCGGTGGACCAAATGGAGATAAAGTCGTAATTCGACCGGATTCTGGCGACCCCGTACTTATTGTATGCGGCGACCCAGATGCTCCCAAGGACTCGCCTCAATATAAAGGCGCAGTAGAATGTTTATGGGAAACTTTTGGCGGAACTCTTTCTGAGGGAACGTTCAAAACCGATTATAAAAGATACAAAGTCCTGGATTCCCACATCGGCTTGATCTATGGCGATGCTATCACTCTCAAACGAGCTGATGAAATTATGAAGCGTCTGATGGATAAAGGTTTTGCATCAACCAACGTGGTTTTTGGCATAGGTTCATACACCTATCAGTATAACACTCGCGATACCTTTGGATTTGCTCTTAAGAGCACCTTATGCGTCATAAAAGGTGATGAAAAGCAGATTTTCAAAGATCCAAAGACTGATAACGGCATCAAAAAATCTCAAAAGGGCCGCGTGGTCGTTTTGAGGGAAGGCGATAGCTATAAGGTCCAAGATGGCTTTAGCTTAAAGGACACTATCGTAGGCGACCAATTGCGAGAAGTCTTTAGAGACGGTAAGCTTCTGGTTAAGGAAAATTTTAGCGATATAAAAAGAAGGATTGCACTTTCAAAAGTGTAGTGCTAGAATTGTCTTAAGTAACTTTATATAGGAGATAAAAATGGGACACGGTGGATATTCGATAGGTTCGACAAATACTTTCACAAGCAGCGCACGCGGTTATGCTGGCAAGACTAATTTCGACATCTTTACAGAGCGAAATATTAATGCGGCCATGAACCCGCTGAACGTAGCTCTTCGAGAGTCACGCGACTCAGCCGATCATCCAAACTCCTATCCAGTAGTTTTAGGCTTAGATGTCACTGGATCAATGGGTGCCGTACCCAACTTCCTGATTAAAGAAGGTTTTAACGCAATCATGGAAACCATCATCAAAGGTGGAGAGTTAGATCCTCAGATCCTCTTTATGGGTATTGGCGACCACGAATGTGACGACGCCCCATTCCAAATTGGACAATTTGAATCAAACGACGAATTGCTCCATAACTGGTTTACCAAAGTCTATTTAGAAGGTGGTGGCGGCGGAAACGCTGGCGAGAGTTATCTTTTAGCCTGGTATTTCGCAGCTTTCAGAACTGCGACCGACTCTTTCGAAAAGCGTGGCCGCAAAGGCATTCTTTTCACGGTTGGCGACGAACCCGTTCTCAATTACCTTGGTAAAGAAGCTCTATTTAACATTTTTGGAACTGGGCAGTATTCGAATTATACAGCCAAGCAACTATTGGAGCAAGCTCAACAAAATTATGATGTTTATCATATCCATGTTGCTGAAACCAGCACCGGTCAAAGAGCCGGTACGGTTGACGGTTGGATTAAACTGATGGGCAAGAATGTATTGGTTGTTCAGAACTCCAAAGACGTAGCTTCAGTCATAGCTTCAACAATTTTGGAGCATAAACAAGTTCAACAAATCGGGGCCACTTCAACCTTATTATTGGAGTAGAAAATGGATCGCCAAAGACGTTCGATAAAGTCCTTCGCCGTAATCGGTCTTGGATTTGGAGACGAAGGTAAAGGTACCACGGTAAACTGGCTCACCAAACAATTAAAAGATTCTTTGGTGGTCCGCTACAGTGGAGGCCAGCAAGCCGGTCACATGGTAACCTTGTGGAATGGAACTAGTCACATATTCTCTAATTTTGGTAGCGGTAGCCTACAAGGCGCACCAACTCACTGGTCGAAATATTGTAGTTTTGATCCAGTTGGAATGAAGAGAGAATGGGACATCCTTGTAAAGAAATCGGAATCAAGGCCAATTCTTTATCTTGATGTAGCAAGTCCTGTCACAACCCCTTACGAAAAATATTACAATAAGAATTTCTCAAAAGCCATGAAACATGGAACTTGTGGAGTTGGTGTTGGAGCTACCTTTAAACGTGAAGAAGAGCATGTCTCATTACTAGTTGGAGATCTGCAATTTCCAACCGTGGTTAAAATGAAAATGAGCATGATTCAAGATTATTACATAAGTAAGGTGGGCTACGCAGTAGCAACTGCTCACGATTTGGAAAAATTTGAAGAAGCTTGTAATTTCATAAATACGGAGACGAACATCAGATTTACAGATTATTTAAAAAGTGTGAGCCATTACATTTTTGAAGGATCTCAAGGTCTTTTGTTAGATCAAAGTATTGGATTTTTTCCGCACGTTACCCCATCAAATACTGGTACCAAGAACATACGCGAAATGGTACCTAATGATGCGCCGTATTTATATCTAGTCACTAGAGCATATCAAACTAGGCATGGTAATGGACCGATGACTAACGAGCACTTGCCAAACAAGATAAAAGATAATCCCAATGATACCAATGTCCAGAATGAATTTCAGGGCGCTTTCAGAAAATCCATATTGGATTTAGATCTACTTAAATACGGTATCGAACGAGACCCTTACATCCGAAATACGGAAAATAGAACTCTCGTAATTACCTGTCTCGATTTAGTTGGCGAGTACAAGTACACCATTGATGGCGAAGTTCAAGAATGTGAAACGATGGATGAATTTTTAAGAGGAATTTCTACATACTTAAACATTCCTGAAGTGATAGCCTGTTCTGATGCAGAAGGAAATTTTGAAACATTTAATTACAAAGTCGAACCTAAATATTTAGGTGAATTCGGGTGAGCAACGTGACTACCATCAAGGGAAGCTTGTTTAGCGCTCCTCATGGATCTATAATTATCCACGCCTGTAATACTAAGGGTGTTTGGGGTTCTGGTATAGCCAAGGCTTTCGCAAAGTTATTCCCCAGGCAAAGAGACATCTATTCTGCAGTATGTCAAGCCAATGGTTCAAAACTGCTAGGTACGTGTTTATTGATTCCCGCAGGAAAATACACTATAGGGTGCCTTTTTACATCAAAAAGCTTTGGACAATACGTGGATAGTCCTGATAGAATACTCAAGGCTACTAAGACGGCCATAGATGATTTGATCGCGCAGAACGTAGATAAGAAACCGATGCACATGTGCAAGATAAACTCTGGATTATTCAGGGTTCCTTGGAAAGACACAAAAGCCATTCTCAAAGAGAGTGGAGAAAGCTTTACGGTTTATGACTACTGAATGGAATAAAGTAACTGAAAAGTTGCCCAAAGAAGGTCCAGATTATTTAGTTTGGACCGGCCATTATATGTACGTCTCATGTGCCATTTTTTACGATAAGCAAGAATTACTACAACATGGATGTGGTGAAGAGATGGTCAATAATCTGATGGAAGCCAAAGGCTATTTTTCAGAGTTTGGCAGCAAAAGTTATTTTGATGAAGAAAATGTTTATTGGGCGGAATTACCAAAACCACCCAACACGTAATAAACCGAAATGGAAGTAGTGAAACGTTTCGGAAGCCCAAAGGGAGGTACCCTTGAAGGCAAAACGATGGCGACTATGACGCACACTAGTTGACTCCGTAATTGACCAGGGAGAAGAGGGGATTCGAAGCCCGTCTGAACGGAGTGTTTACCTGGAATTGCCTAAAAGCCTAACCGAGTCTGTAACCTGGTGCCGTGTGAAGCAGGGTAAAGGATAGGGGCTCCATCGTTCTTTTTTTATTTTAGGGGAATATGCAAATAGATTTCGAAATTCTATACAACAAAGTCCAAGATGCCAACTACACCTGGGCAACCATTGAAGAAGCGTTTGGTCCAGAATATGAAGTTGTGGGCTGGAGAATTGAAGGCGGAGTTTTTAGTCCAAAACTTGGCTATACCAAAATGAACATCATCAGCCAATATAACTGGCCATACGACAATTAAGCTGTAAAGTAACGAGCATTCCCCACAGGATGCAGATCAAGGTGACACCATGTCGGAGTATTTCTTTCCATCCGAATTCCGTACTGCTCTAAAACGGGTTCAAGCTTTGCGTGAAGCTCATCGATTGTCATCGCCTCATTGCAATCAAAATCACATGCCAATCCTTGAGCATGGACATCATTCGGAATGGCCTTTACAACTTCCTGGTTGTATTGTTGAGATCGAAACATGCAATGCACGTTCATCGAGCAACCTAAAAATGTTCGGATTTCTTCCATCTTTTGACATAGGGTAATCATGTTGGCTTTCATTTGCGGAGTAAAACCGTCGATGTCACTAGCTAAGCGATTCCAGGAGTGGAGCATACATGCATCACCCACTGTAAAATGTTCAGTGACTTTGGAATCTGGGGAGTTCCAATCTATCTCTGGAGTCGAGGGTTGACTCGATGGCGCTTGTGGATCAAGAGGAATGGAAACTTGAATTGGTGCAACACCATTACCTTTCGATAGTAGTCCAATGATGAAAGTTATAATTTGTGCTAATAAACTGTCGTTTTGCATTTTTTACCTATTGATTTAAAACCGTCTTTTGTATACTCTTAAGATTATGACGAGGAGGCTATAATGGAAGTCGGGATTTGTAACGTTAAATCATATCATTTCGAACAAGATCTCTTAAGGTCTGTAAGAAATACAGGGTTTGCTGTTTTAACGCAGCACGGCATAGACGAGAAGCTTATTAAAGCTGCTCAGTTTGAATGGAAGAAATTTTTCACTCAAGAACAGACGAGAAAAAATTTATTCGTAAACGGCAATAACGTCAATATGGGCTACAGGGGTATGGGAACTGAAACCGCAGTAGGTTCCACCGTTGCTGACCTAAAGGAATTTTACCACTGGAAACCAGGTGAAATAATTCCCGAAGAACTCCAAGGGGTAAACGAAACTCTTTATAACCAATTGTCAGAATTGGGTCTATTGGTATTGAACGTACTGCAAAGATACGCTCATGCAAATTACGTCGAAGCCGCTAAGGGAAGTCCCAATACTTTATTCCGCACTCTTTACTATCCTGCATTAAAAAGTCTAGATACAAAAGATGGCGCAGTTCGTTCTGCTGCTCACGAAGACATCAATTACATTACGCTTTTAGTGGCAGCTTCTGCTCCTGGCTTACAGGTCAAAGATGTCGCTGGCAACTGGCATGATGTTCCGCATGAAAAGAATTCAATCACGTTGAATATTGGCGACATGCTTCAATTGCAAAGTATGGGTGTGTTTAAATCAACCACGCACAGAGTGGTCAATCCTCCAGACGATACATCTGATAGAATATCTATGCCACTTTTTATTCATCCACATCCAGAAACCTTGTTGGCTGAAAATTATACAGCTGGACAGTTTTTGAAAGAAAGAATAGATCAGATCTACGGAAAGAAATGAAGCTAGCTATATATTTCGGGGTAGGCGATGACATCGTACCGTTCATCGTCGATTGGGACCAAGCGTTATTATTAGACTTCCCTCATATATTTTTCTTTGATGGAAAACACTGGGAATGGATTTGCCATGATGTAGATTCTACTGGTGAAGTGGATCACGTACTTACTTATGGATCTATTGGAACACATAAACTTCCCTACGATATGTTTGGACAACTATTGCCCGTAATAGATTTTAAACAGAAATTTAATATTGGTAGCAATGCCGGAAATAGCTCGTGTGAATGTGGGGCCAAACACACAGGATTTCCAGACGCGCATATGTTTTATTGCCCTCTTTGGAGAAAAAAGTGAATTTTCCTATTTTGTATAAAAAGACTTCTACTGGAGCCATTCAATTCTGGCAAATCGAAACCGAAGTTCAATACAACGATGGCGAACGCGGAGAAATACAAGGAATACCTCCTTACGGTTTGATTTACACTAAATATGGTCAAATAGATACGGGTTCTCCCCAGACAACCGTCGATACTATCAAAGAAGGTAAGAATGTTGGTAAGAAAAATGAGACTACTCCAGTAGAACAAGCTGATGCAGAAGCTAAGGCTAAATGGGAAAAGCAAAAGAAAAAAGGTTACGTTGAATCTATCAAGGATGCGCAAAACGACAAGCTTGATGATTTGATAGAAGGTGGCGTGGTTCCCATGCTAGCTCAGAGTTTTAATAAGCACGCGCATAAAATATCATATCCATGTTACGTCCAACCAAAACTTGACGGCTTGCGCTGTATTGCGGTAATAGAAGATGGCGCGTGTACTCTTTGGTCTCGCACTCGTAAACCTATTAAATCATGTCCTCATATCATTCAAGAACTTGAGGCCATCTTTGAAGGTCAGACTTTAACCCTCGATGGTGAACTGTATAATCACGAGTATAAGACAAACTTCGAAAAAATCGTTTCACTAGTGCGCCAAGAGGAGCCAGATCCAGAACATTATTTGGTTCAATATCACATCTATGATACGGTCGCGGATGCTCCTTTTGGAATGAGATCTGAAACTATTGCAAAATGGCTAGAAGATCTTGATGAATCTTCATCATTAAAAATTGTCCAAACTTCTATTGTTAGCGCAGAAGATAATGTGATGTACTGGTTTGATCTGTTTAAAAAAATGGGCTATGAAGGTGCAATGCTTAGAAACGGTGCGTCTGAATATGTAAACAAGCGCTCATATGATTTACAGAAAGTTAAGGAGTTTGATGATGCCGAATACACTATTGTTGGAGCAGAAGAAGGGCGCGGTAAGTTGGCTGGGCACGTCGGAGCCTTTATTTGTGAAGGCCCCAAGGGACAACCATTTAAAGCTAAAATGTCAGGAGATACGCAGAAACTTGCTTGGTATTTTCGCAATCCCCAGTCATATCTTGGAAAACGCCTTACGGTCCAATACCAAGGCCTTACAGGTAAAGAGGGAGTCCCAAGATTCCCAGTTGGCCTAAGAATTCGAGAAAATGATTGAGTTTATTTCCCGTATTTGGTAGTATGAGTCAAGACTTTTTAAGGAGACGAATAATGAACAAATTTTTACATTTCAATGTGCCACCTGGACAATGGGAAAGACCCAAAGACAGGAAACGTTATCAAAGTCGCACAGTTGCGGCTCAACCCGTACCTGGCGATCAAATACGTAAAATTGCATCCGCCTTCATGGATAAACAGTCTTTCAATGATGACGTTTTTGCTTTACTTAACATTGGCGTCACATTTTTGAGCTTTAAGGATCGTTACAACAAAACTACTGGCCGTACCGAGGCTGAAAGCAAGCAAAAGTTTGAAAAGCTTAAAGTTAATGGTGTTGTCGTAAATAATACCCACATCTACGTGAATTTGGCTCCATTTAAAGGAATTGGACTTAATCTCAGATTAAATAAGGAAAGCGGCTATTCTACCGTAACTGGAGACTTAACAGGAGAGAAAGTATGAGTTTGCCACCATTCGAATCGTTCCCAGACATCAAGCAACTTGGTAAGGCCGCATTATTTATTACTCAAAAAATTCACGGCTCCAATGCACAAATCTATATTTACCCTGGCGAGACTGGGGCTGAGTTACTTTGTGGCTCTAGGACCCGTTGGATAGCTCCAGGAAGCGACAATTATGGCTTTGCGGAGATGGTTCATGCCAATAAACAAGAATTCATTGATAAACTTGGCTACGGGCGTCATTATGGTGAATGGGCTGGTCCTGGCATTAATTCTGGCGAAGGTTTGAAAGAAAAAACTTTCGTACTGTTTGACCACTGGAAATATCCTCCTGAAAGACCGTTGCCACCGCATACCGTCATTGTCCCAGTTTTGTACGAAGGCGCTTTCGATCTTAGTAAGATTGAAGAAGTTATGAATGATCTCAAAACCAATGGTTCCAAATTGGTACCAGGGTTTATGCGTCCAGAAGGTGTGGTATGCCGCATCAAAGGCGAACGTTATAAAGTTGTTTTCCAGGCGGAAGACGCTAAATGGAAAGGTAAAGACGAAACCTACGCAAAAGAAAAGGTTGACAAAGCAGCCATCGCCCTGACAAAATATGGTCATTTGTTACAACCCATGCGTTTAGAGAAGCTTTTATCTCGCGATGAGAAGTATTTAAAAGGCTATCCATCAACCATGGGCGACATAGTAAAGGATTATTTTGCAGATTTGATGAAAGAAAATCAGGTTGAAGGTAATGAGGTTGAAGTTAATGGGATTCGTAAACAGCTTGCGGGAAATATTTTCAAATTCGTGCAAGAAGTCGTGGAGAAACAGCGATATGCACAGGGAAGTTAAAAAGCTTGAAACGCCCAGCGAAGGTTATTTTCTGGCTAAACGTGAATTAAATGAGGCCCTGAAGATGCGAATAGAAAATCTTCAACTTTTAGCTATTCAGGCCCATAAAGAGGGTAACTTGCAAGTAAAAGAGTCTTTTGTCAAGCTTGTAACTGAATTTGAGAAGTTTCGCGGACATATAAGGAATGTCATGCTTTGGGACACTCGACGCGGCGAGTAAATATTGACAATCATTCGACAAAAGAGTAATCTTATAGTTTCGCGTCTGGGTGTAAGTCAGCAGAAGACGGCCTCGTTTGGAACGAGGAGGCCGCTGGTGCAATTCCAGCCTCCCAGACCACATATCGAGTTTTAGGACGCGACGCTTTTCTCGTAAAAACAAAAGCGTAGTCGTTGCGGAGTGCCTGGAAGTAGTGCCAGATTGCCCTCATAAGGCAAATTGATGCAGGTGCAAGTCCTGCCTCCGCAACCAATTTTTTTAGGACGGCCAGGATTTTTAACTGGCAGCAAAGTGAGCCACGGGTATCGGAAGTTAGCTCAGATGCAGCGTAATTCCGGAATTTGCCGATATGGGTGGTTAACGACGGGCTCACAACCCGTAGACCGTCCTTTTTATTTAAAAGCCTCGTGTAGGAGGCAAGGTCTGAGGACCTGACTATAATTTTGTTAAGTCATATTATGAGTCAGTAATCCAAGTGAAAGGCCATCTACACGATGTTGATCTGTAGCTCAGACAGACAGAGCATCCCGCTACGAACGGGAAGGTCGCTGGTGCAATTCCAGTCGGATCAACCAATTACGAATTGTCCCACTGATTGCAGGGTGGTCTGGGGTTGCACCTAGATTAGTAATGCGAGAGGAAGTTCCGAAGTACAAGGAATGATAGGGTGCCAGCAAGCATTCGTGGGGTAACATTTTTCATAGTGCATCGGTAGGGAAGGACCTACGTGCCAACGAAGCATCCGAAAGGATGGACGATCCTAATCCGCAGATCGCGTTGGACAGATTGCGTAGAGCCATATGATTAGGGGCCACTACGTCGAGCCAGAATCAAGCCTGGTATGCATGATTGAGGGACAACCGTGGAAACACCCTGACGAGGGATAGTCTGTCCGAAAGGACATTAGGGCGAGAAGACTTGTAAAGCCCAAAATGCCCACGGTTGTTTTATTTTCTTTGAGATTTGTAGGCGTCGTAGCCTTCTTCTTGATAAGATGTTTTTCCCATCTCATTAAAACCAAAACCACGACTTAGATAGACTAGGGTACATCGACAATTTGGATGTAATCCGAAAGCTGACGCATTTTCTTCACCACGTTTATGGTACCCTTGTTTCAACTCTGAAAATTTCCAAAGTCTAGGGGTAACACCATCAGGCATCAAGTGAAGTTTGATACATTCTTTACAAGTAACATTATCTCTTAAAACTGAGAAAAATACGGTAGGGTCGTCATCGCCAACGCTTGCGGCCATTCGACTAATGCTAGTCATGGTGCCAAGGTTGCGAAGTTTGGAAGCTTCAGATTCTACGATTGCAGTCATGTGAGTTTTAGCTTTCTTCATTTCATCAGAAATGTCCGCTAAAATGTCCGCTTCCGAAACCTTCTGGCCTTTGAGCTTAGCTTCTCGAATTCTGCCGTCAATTCGCTCAGTTATATTTGTGCGAGTTTTATTCTTTAGAGATTCGATGTATCCATCTGTGCTAGCTAAAAGCCCTCTTAAAAGATCTTGCTCTAAAGCATTTGGAACTTTGTTTTGCATAGCTTGGACGAACAAATTGGCTAGGCCAAAGTGATGTTCCATACTGATAATTGCGAGTTTTTTGTTTCTTAGACGGGGAATGTCGCCAATGAGTTGGAGGGCGATATTGTCAAACATATCATCGACAATTTTACCGATGTTCTGTTTAGTGGAACCTGAGACGCCAATCACGGGTTATCCCCATGTGATTTCGAGGAAGAACTGCTCTCTGCCGTCAAAGTCCAAAAGAGGATGCTCGGTAGAATAATCTTTGATTTTTTCATCCCATTTATATGCGCGTTTTTCAATAACTCTAAATCCAAAAGATCGAATTGTTTTTTGAACCATTTCACTTGGAGCTAAACTTCTACATTTTTGACTTGTGATAAGTCTAGTATGTCCAATAGATGATGCGTATTGAATTTGCGACATTATATCTCGAAAATTTCCGCGATCAATGCTGTCGTCACGATTATTGATTGAAATTTTACGAGCGTCTTCTGCTGTGAGTGGCTTGTCAAATTCAGTTATAATCATCTTTAGTCTTTCGTGACACCTTCAACGTTTAACACGGAGAGGATGTCCTTTCCAGCCTTCTGCTCTTCTTTTTCCCATTTTTCCATAATGTTACCTACGATCTTATGGTGCATGGTAGCGGCAGATTTAGCAGCATGGTCTAAATTATGAGAAGCTTGCACTCCAAATTTGAATGCAGGTTTATGCAAAGCTTTTGCAATTGCAGGTATAGCTTCAGCGGATTTTCTTAATTCAGCGCGAAATAACATGTCGGCACGAATGTGTTTGATTGCGTCCAAAGATGCGACTAAATCCTCAGAAGGATTCTCAGACTTTTGGATCATGCTTTCAAGCTTCGCAATATGTTGGTCTAATTCAGAACCTTCAGGATTTTCAGATTCCTTCATTGGTGCGCCAGTAGAGCTTGCAGGTGGAACGGGTTCTGTAGGTTGAGGTTGAATGCTTGGAGCGCCAGACTTATCTGGACCAGCACCTTGACTTGGAGTTCCAGGAGCGCCATTATTATTTTCTTTAGGAGGTTGACCAGGAGCGCCAGGAGGTTGTGCTGCAGCTTGTTGCATTTGCTGATTAGCACTATCCATTTGCGATTGCTTGGAACCTTCTTCAAAACCAAGACGAAATGCCACATCAACGGCGTTCATGTACTTGGATCTAAGTTCTTGATATTTTTGTTTGTAGTTTACTTCACCTGGCATATACGTCCTTTAACTGTTATCATCTTCTAATTCGTCTTCGATCATCATCTTCAAAAATTCCATAGCGAAAGGCTTTGGAGCGAAGTATGCGAGAACTGCGGCTGGATTGACTGAAGCGAGTAATTGCATATTTTGTAAATGAAACGGATCACGTTTATATCTTAAAATAGGATCTACGATAGCTGCATGGTCGCCCATGAAAACGCTAGTGAGTTCACCAACATTCTTGTACTTGTCAACAAGGAGTTGCCATCGTTCGTTGAATGGGAATTTACCACCGCTCATAGCTCCAATGGGTTCTTTATCAACTTCATCTAGAGTTTCGTCATATGTAAGATGAACAGCCATGTCTTGTTGTAGACGTGTCGTTTCTTGTTCTTTATTTTGACTATCAAGCCCTGCAAGTCTAACTTCGCAGATCTTGGCTAAGAGTGGGTCAATGACTGGGAATAAACGTTGATTGATGAAGGTTTGAAGCTTCAAGATCAAAGGCCTCAATCCAGTATCGCGTGCAGCGGTCATCTTAAATTCATTATTTGATTCACTGAGAGTTTGTGAATTGGTACCTTTTGAAAGATGGCCATATCCAGGCAATTCATCAGGAGACATCCCGAAAGCTGATAAGATGTTACGTGCGATCTGATCGTACATGAATTGGAACTCATCGCCAAGACCTTCGCCTTGCATAGAGAGCCATTGTACGTCATCTTCTTTACCGATACCAAAAATTGGAGTTCTAAAGGAGTTTGAAACGTTGTTGATGGAAGCGTTAAATTGTAGCTTCATGTTGTCAAGTGTTGCTTGATCTACTTCATCAGATTGGATTACCAACATCCCCTTAGCAGCTCTACCGTTTTGGAAGTAAAGTTTCTTATAAGCATCAATACTAATATGAGTAGTGACAGAGGAAACAACAGTGTCAAGAGGGCATATAGGATAGCCGTTATGCTCAACATCAGTAGATGGGAACAAATTGAATACAAGCATTTCTTCATGGGTGAACGCTTGTCTTGGAACGCCGTCGATGATTTGGAGCCACGCATATTTGTCTTCTTGGAGGCTACGAAGGTCGATGTTGATTTTTTCACCGGTAATACTTTCTAGAGCACGAATGGCAGAAATACGTAAGCTATTACCAACGTTTTCACCCTTACGAACTGCTCTTAAAATGGTAGCAACGTCTGTAGGTCTGAATCTGTGAAAAGGGTAATTACCTTCTTCATCAGGTTCTTTTGTTCTATCGTAAATTACTTCTGTAGCGAAACGACCAAAAGCTATACCGTTCTTGGTTTGAGTTTCAAGGTATTCAGAAAAAGTCATTTGCTCTTGATTTTCTAAACCGTCGGTATGACCACAGTTCATCAATAGCTTTTCAAAACGTTTAATTCTTTGTTGAACTTTTTCAAATTGCTCTGGAGTTAGGATCTTGTAGAATTCTGGTTTGATGTCGATTTCGATACCACAATCAAAACGGTCCTTACGAAGATGTCCATAAAGGGACATCATATTTCCGCGAGATCTTAGGATTGCGGCAACCAGGTGATCTGTGATTCGAACTTGTTTGATAACTTCGTCTGGTAACGAACGTCGTTTAGTTTTGTATAAACCTAAGAAGTTGTCTGACGGTGCTGGGTTTTCAGTAAAAGCTAGGGCTGGAGCTTTTTTCGCAGCGAGACCAGAAGCAGCTTTGACAGCTTGCATCAAAGGACTTGAAGTTTCGTATTCAGCCTTGGTTAAACTTTCAATGGACTCTTCTTGAGGTGCCACGTCAACTGTGAAGACAAGTTTATTGCCAGAACTAATTTTTACATTAGAGGCATCTGCCAGAGCTGATTTTAAAGTCATTTTTTGATCGGCCATTTTACTCTACCGCTGCAAAGAACACGTTAGCTGGGTCAAGTCCCATATTTGTAACAGACAATGAATAAATTACAGTCTTAAACATAAACACGCCAGGAATCCTCGTTGGAGGTAAAGATGGCTGTGCAGCGTTTATAGCTATAAAGGGTTCAATGTTTCCTACGTTCACTCCATTTACTATCACATTAAGCGAAGCGTCAGACTCTATGTAGACCAAATTCTTTGCTTCTGAGTAAATAATTATTTCAGTGGTGATAGGACCTTCCTGGGGAAGGATGGCGGTTGACGAAAATTGAATGCTTTGCGGTAGAACTGAGGTAATTTCGTAGCTTCCTTGGGTAGCTGGCGAAAATCCTGAATTAATTACAACCGTGTCGTTGATTTGGACGCCCGCAGCACTGTAAACTTGAAGCTGTGTTGCGAATCCAGAACCCAATAGAATTGGACCCTCAACTACGGCCTGTGGGTTAGCGATTGTGAAACTATTTGCGCCAGTGGCCAGAACTTGGAACGTTCCTTGATTGGAGTAATTGAAGAGATTTCCGATTGTTACGTAATCGCCAACTACAACGCTTGAGGTATTCATCATCGTGGCAGTAGTTCCGCCAGACAGTTGGATGTTTGCGTTTTGTCCGCCAGCCAAGTCAACCATGGCAGGATTTGTGCCAGTCAACAATTGAAATAAAGCTCCGAACTGGGGAATTTGGCCGCCAAGACCAGCCGTTAATGAAACGGTATTGGATGGGTTTGCTATATTCCAGTTTGCGATTAAAGTGTTTACGTTTGATGCGCCATCGCCGATTAATTCGATGTTATTGCCAATAAATCCGATATTATCCGCAGTCAATGTGATTGGGAAAAAATCTGGAGTTGCAGGTTCGCCATCACCAGTGTAAAACGCGAACGTTCCACCAGCTGGGATTTGGGTACCGTCACCGCTCGTTAAGGAAATTGTATTTCCAGGATTTTCGAGATTCCACACTGTAATTAATTGGTTAATGCTTGAAGATCCATCGCCGGTCAAAACTACAGAATTTCCCACCGTTCCGGCGTTATCTGCTGTAATTTCTACAATGCTGGCCGTTCCTAGAATAATTCCAGCAAAAGCCGCGAAAAGTGGTGCATTAGGGATCTGATTACCGCTTCCAGAGATTAAAGTAATCATATTTGAGGGATTTGCCAGGTTCCAGTCCATAACCAATTCGCTTATGGTAGAAGAACCGTTTGCCGTCAAAATTACCGAATTTCCGGCTGGTCCCAGGTTGTTCGCTGTAATAGTTACAGACTGAATCATTCCTGCAATTTGTGCAGAAACCGTGGCGTATGTTCCAGGAGAAGATGTAAAAGTTTCAAGGGGGCCGTTTACAGTGGTCAAAATTTGGGTCGTTGCGTCAATACCCAATGCACGAGGAGTTCGGAAGTTAGGGGCTGTGCCGCCAGACCAAGAAAGCTCGTAAGTAGTTGTAGTTAAAGGAACTAATGCAATACTGTATTGCGTGGTACCATCTTGATTTAGGGCTCGAAGGCCAGAAAATAGAGAAAGGCTAGCACTAGGAGCGATTTGAGCCGCTTCGTTGATTGGGTTGTTTACAACTAAACTATGAACATCCCTTGCCCATTTGAAGTTATTTCGAGAAGGAGCGTTGGATGGGTGCCTATCTTCATAAGCGTTTAAGTATACGGAAAAGTTGAATTTACTCATTAATATGTCCTCTTAAGGCTACTAGCTTAAGATTGTTGGCGTAACAAAAAGTGAATCCAAACGTATGTTTACGTCTACCTGTTAGCACAGAGCTAATATGAACCCTACCTATACCTAGCAATTCAGCCGCCTGTTTGGCAGATTCGTAAATTATCCCATTTTGATGACACATTATAGGTTTTCTCATTCTTTTCTTACCGGCTTCCGTTTTTGAAAAAGCTCCTATGTCGAAAACCTTTTTCTGCTTTTTTCTAGCTTCTTTAATTTTTTTAATAGTTTCTTTGGAATGTTTTCTACGCTCTACCCCATAATAAGAAAATGTAAATCCCCTAAACGTCAAACGCCTACCCCTTAAAACTCTATGAATGGATTCTTTGTAAGTGCCAAAAGCTTTTGCGGCATCTTTAAGAGACGGATATATGATCCCAGTTTCGTGGCATATAACCGGCTTTCTGTGTTTTTTCGCTCTTTTTTCGACACTATCACTAGAAATTATTGGCTGACTACCACCAGTAGTCAAATTGTAACCTTTTGGAAAAAGAGTATTTTTTCTTAAAATATATTCTTTTTCTAAAATATTTAACTTGTCACTCAAAGAGTCTCTTGTGGGCTCTAAAATTTTTTCTAAACATATCATTTCAAAATTTTCAAACCCATATTTATTCATGGCGTTTCTTAGATAAGAACAGTGACTTTTAATATATTGATGCATTTGTAATCTTTTTTGTAAATTTTGAATAGTCTGTCCGACATATTCCATACCATTTATTTTATTTCGTATCAAATATATAAATCCTGTTATATATTCCAATGGAACCCTCCTTTCTTCCCTGTACCACCCTTTAATTGGCCAGTATCTGCAATACGTTTGGCTATTTCCTCTTTCATTTGGTCAGTATCGGTAGGGTTTTGATTTTCCATGGATTGGTCTTCAACATCGGTCCAGGAAACCTCTGGTTTTTGGGGTCCCTTGACTGGAAACTCATTTTGACCAATGTAACGACCAGCGTCGCAAATGTCGGCGATTCCAGCGGTGTCATCGGGCTCTAAAGTTACGTTACCTTGAGGGTCGAGTTTAAATCTATGGGCCTGGAACGCAGTCTTGACTTTGGCCGTGTTTGGAGTCTCGATAATTTTGAAAAGTTTCTTACCATCTCCAGTCGTGATCTTAGAACGCATGGATTCGATACCGCCCATGACGTCTTTTGTAAACTTTGGAGACTTCATGCGGTTTTTATTGAAGGATTTGATGTGGGACGGTTGTTGTTGGTCACACCACCATTTTTCAGGATCGTATTTATCACGGAATGTAAGTGCAGCGTTTAACATGTCTGGAAATTCTAGGCCTGGCGCAGAGTAACAGTCGATACACCAAACTTCGCCAGTAACTAAAATTGCATAAATAATAATAACGAAAGGGTGAGTATAGCCCCAGTCAACCCCTGCTACGATCTTCACTCCAGCTTTACGCATCTCATGTAAGAGATCCATTTCGCTGATCCAAGTTCTGGCAGTGGGACCTACCAACTTTTCATACGCTTCTTTGAGAGTCAAAACGTTTGAATCTTTACCAGGAGCTTTAGTGGTAGTAAAACGTTTGTAAACTAAACCTTCAGATCCTGGCTTCCAACATAGTAACTGAGCTTCTGCAGAATCTGGATCTGATTTTCTAAAAGACTGTAGGATGGTCGTAATAGGTTTATAGAATCCTCCAGTAGCAGTTATGGGCTTTTCAGAAAGTCTCATTCTGCAAACTGGCAATAAAGCGCAAGATTGGCATCCCTCGTAAGCGTCTTTGATTAAATCAAATTTTGATTTTTCAACATCAGGCATCCCATTATAGTCTTCTACGGAAACTTGTTGTAAAGGGAGGGCTTTCGCGACGTAACGATCTTTCTTTTCACCTTCTGGTTTATATCTAGTGGCTGGACAACGTTCTGTAACGTCTAGGATATTCCATCGTAAAATCTTATAGTTCTTTTCTGCAGCGGTATCAATAGCTTTAGCCATGTTTCCGAACGCGTATTTACGAGTAGACAAGAAGACTTCGACGCCGTTCCAACCTTTTGAATAACCTGTGATAAACAAGCCTTCCTTCAAAGCTGCGGGATCTGCAAGATCTAACTCATCCAAAAATAGAACGTTCGCGTGTAGCGAGTTCATACCTTTAGGGTTACAAATTACGATTTTAATAAAGGGTTGTTTGCCAGAAGGGACTTGATATTTAATTAAACGTTTATTCTCCGAAATCTTGGTCCACCCAGAAACTTCGATCAAGGGTGTGATGTTCATAATAAACCCGTTGATGTAACCAAGGGCGATAGATGATTGATCTTCGATGGCGGCAGCGTGACCGATGTCGAGTTCGAAATGCAAAAGAAGTAGCATCTCAAGTATAGCTACAGAAACCGTCTTCATACCTTCACGACAAGACATGAGGATGTAACCAGGGGTCACATCGCCTGAGTTGTTTTTGAAAGTATTATAGATCTGCCAAATAGCGTCCAATGGCGAAGAGTTACTTTCGGGATCTGTAATTTCTAATGGAAGTTCTAGATTTAAGAAAAGTCGTGCCCAATTTTTGATTCCTTCTGCGGAATCTAATTTTTGGAACATTAACTCAGCGTACTCTAGTTTTTCCTCGTTTGTCAGTGAGCTGAAGTGCATCTTTTGTCTCTAATTTCATCCTGTGACGACCGCTGTGTTTTACGGCTTTTCTGATAGGTTTACTATCCTTGTTACCCACACAACATCGGCACTGACAATGTTTCAGTTTTTCAATGCCTAAGTGTTTCATAATTAATCGATTGATGCTGGACTTATAGAAATGTCGCTATAATCCTGCTTTTCTATACATTCCTTACAAATAACAATTCCTTCTCTTACGGCAGGATTCTTGTTACAGCAAGTACAAACATCTATTTTAGGACATGGCAAATCTCCACCTGGTGGATAAACCTTAGCATTTGACCAATCCACTTTTTTCATTGCCATTACGGTCTCTCGTTCGCTTCATTTACAAAAGCATTAGGATTTTCAGTATTTCGAGTAAACTCATTATCTGCTTTGGCTTCTGCACGTTCGAAATCGCCATCACGAGGATGGCAAACGATACAGCCCATGGTACCAAGGACAGATGCGATACTTACCGCATTTGATAAAGATTCAGAGACGGCCTTGGTTGCGTCAAATAGGCCCAACTCTTCGGCTTTTCCGAACTTATCGTTTTCAACATCGTACACTAAATCGGGATTTTCGATTAATTTCGCTATGATAGCATTGGTCTCATCCGCATTATTTCCGGCATTTTCCAGGAGTCTTAGGGGTAGGGACATGAGGCTTGGCATGAGGACTTCTCTTGCGGGATCTCCGCTTTCGAGTTCCTGTCCGATTTTAAGAGCAAGATCAATAGCAACACGAGTACCCCCAGGTAAAGCACCATGCCCGATAGCAGCGCGAACCGCGCAAACCGCGTCTTCACACCTGTCGTGCGCTTCCTTAAGCTCGCCATTTGAACCACCGTAGATTGTGAGTTTTGCGATTCCATTTGTAATTTTTCCAATTCTTTCTTGTAGCCAAACTTTTTCAGCTTTACTTTCAGAGTTTTGCAACATGACTTTCAAATCTTCTGCGCGAACTTCGACGTTCGTAGGATCGGGGTCGCCGACCACAGTAGAGCGAAAGCGATAAATTTCAATGTATTCCATTCCACGACCAAGATCGTCTTGAGTTACCGTTGCGAGTTGATCTTTTAGACCGAACATCTTAGCTCCAGTAAACGCGGCCAAATCTTGTAAGAAATGAAGTTGTGAGTTTGCGAATTGCGCCATTGGAGTAATCAATGGAACGATATTCATTTGGGTGGGATTTGAGAATGCAAATGCAAGTTGCGTGATGACTGACTCTGAGAAATTATGTGCAACAATTACAAGATTCTTAAATTCGCTCTTACCTTCGTCAACATATTTTCTGGTCATATCATCCAACAAAGGAATGATTGCCATAATGTCAGTCATTTGGCCGTCATACAAAAGAAATAAAGGCTTTTCTAAGTAAACCCGTTGATTCGCTTGATCGTTGATAAAAGCGGTATGCATTTTACCAATAGAGTCTTCGTAACCCATAGCTATTGGGAAACCGTCGATTCGTTCAACCTTGTAACCAGGTTCGCCAGAAACTTCACGGATAGTAACGTGTGAAGCATCCCCATAACCAATTTCTTCAAAAGCCTGAATAACAGCTTTCGCCATATCGTGATCGCCGTTTGCGGAAATTGTGGCCACGGATTTTAAAAGACTTTGATTATCTTCTGTAATTTTTATAGAGCGTTCTTTGATGTAAGGGATCAGAACGCTATTTGCTACTTTCGAAATCCTTCGCGCCGCTTTTTGGGGACTATACTTTGGATTTTTGGCGCAGAATTCAAAAAGGTTTTGGATAATGGCATAAGAAAGGATTGTAGCTGTAGTAGTTCCATCTCCAGCCTCCGCACCAGTTCTCTTCGCTGCGTCACGCGCTTGTTCAATGATAAGATGTTCGTAGGCATCGATTGCTCCTAATGATTCAAAAACTGTAACGCCGTCCTTGGTATTCTTATTAGGAATGCCAGGAAAATCGCTTTCAATAAGACCGTTCAAACCGCCAGGACCAAGAGTAGATCCAACTGCGTCAGAAATTCTTTTCATGGTATGTAGAACCATTTGACGAATTTTCTTTCGATCTGTTTCAAAAACTTTGGGTGCGTCTTTAGCTTTTCTGTGTGCCATTTTTACCAGCTTTCATAATCTGTTATGTCTAATTCTTGTTTAGTAACCAAATCGACAACTTTTATAACCAACCCTATAGAATTGGGCGTAAATGTGTATTGGAATCGTCCGCCGATGGCGCCTGTAGGAGCCTTATCTCTTAAAAGCTTCTTTTGCCATTTTGAGATTTTCTTGTATTCTTTTTCCGTAATTTCGAATTGCATCATTATCTTAGAGGGCACCATGAGGAATGTCCTTGTCCTGTTTGAGTGTGACCTAATGCGGCTGCGCCACATTCGCATTTTCTAGGTTGCATCTTTTGTGGCACAGCTTGTGGGCTAGTATCTGGAATTTCATTAAATTCAAATGGCGCACCGATGTCGGTATCGCCAAGAGCAAAAATTCTAATTCTGTGTTGAAAGTCTTTGTCTGATTCTGTGACGCCTCTTTTGAGACCCCACATATCACCGATTCTATCTAGATCATCGGCACTAGCTGTATCTAAATCCATATTCTCCCCAAAATATGCTACGGCCTTTGGCACGCGGAATTAACTCTAGTCAGCGTTTCCCCTTAACGGGGTGCTCTACATCAGTAGTACCGCTTTGGTTCACCCATACTTTACGTCCATCGGGTACCGACGATCAGGACTCCAGTACCGTAACAATAAATGTATATCACATCTTGCATTTTACTGATATAGTAATTTTATGAAATTCACAATTGAATCTCCAACGAGGGCATACCTCCATGGAAATTTTACAAACGAAGAGTTTGAGGCTTTAAAAAAAGAGCTGACGTATACCAATACGGCGGCGGCCCACGACGTCAAGCGACATTACGCCAATCAATGGCTAAGGCGTAAGGATTCTGCGGGTTGGGAAAGAAAGCTCGACGATCTAAAATCCAAAGTTAAGCCTACTTTGGTTTTTGAAGACAATGAGGGCATCTATATAAGACCTTCGTCTTTGAAATATTTACAAATGCCTTACGAGATTGCTGAAAATAAAATTATCTATCCAACTCCCAAACCAATAGCTTGGAAACACATGCTCCCATTCATGCTCCATCCTTATCAAACATTGAGTTGGCAAAATTTACTCAAAGAGAAACATGCCAATGTAGAACTTTGCACGGGGGCCGGAAAGAGTGCAATCATCCTAAAGCTTTGTAGAGAAACAGGTTTTCGCACTGCGATTGTAGCACCTTCAAGAAGCATTTTTAATGAACTTTTGGATCAATTCGAACATTATTTTGGTCGCGGGAACGTCGGGGCCTTTGGCGACGGGAAAAAGAAAATTGGTAAACTTTTCACAGTCTGCATCGCCGATAGCCTGGTAAATATCAAACGGGATACGCCGGAATGGGAATTTTTTAGCGGCCTGGACATGATAATTGCTGACGAAAGTCATACTTGGGGCGCTGAAACCCTCGAAACCATATGTCATGGCATTTTTGAAAAGGTACCTTACAGATTCTTCATGTCTGGCACCCAGACTCGCGGTGATGGAGCTGAAAAGTTGCTGCAAAGCATCATAGGTCCAACTGTCTTTACATTAACCACGGAACAAGGTGTAAAAGGTGGCTTTATTTGCCCACACGATTTTACCATTGTCAAAATTGAATCCTCGAACCCAAATTATAACAGCAACGAACCTTTAGAGATGAAGCGTATTCATTTTTTGAATAATCGGAACATCGCAGCATTTATTGCGAAACTCGCAAATGGGGTTGCCATACATAACTGTCAAACCCTTGTTCTCGTTGAAGAATTGTCCCAAATCAGTGCATTAGTTAAACTATTGAAGGTCCCTTATGCGTATGCCCATAGTGAAAAAAATCCGAAACGCCTACTTGAGCTTGGTCTGGAAAAAGCGGATACCAAGGAAGCCGTTGAAAAGTTTAATAAACATGAAGTCCAAATTCTTATCGGAACTTCGTGCATTGCTACTGGGACCAACATTTATCCAACCCACTACACCGTCAACTGGGTCGGCGGTGCGTCAGAAATCAAAACCAAACAAGGAGCAGTTGGGCGTAGTGTTAGACTTCACGACCAGAACCCGTATAAGGACCGATGCGTTAAAAAAGAAATAGCGCATATATTCGATTTCGACGTATGGGACATCCCTACCATGACCCGCCATTTAGAAGAAGGGCGCATTCCTTGTTATATGGATTCTGGGTCAGAAATTCGTAGGATTGCAATCAAATAAGGTGGTTACGTGATATAGAATGTTCATAGGGCACAATTGTCCCAGGAACACTATACCATGCACAAAAAATATAAGCAAGAGGGATTTGACGATTCCTTTTATAAGTTGGCCAACGAAGTCGCCATTGCGATAAAACGTAATAAGAATCCTGCTGAAGATGGGCTCAAATCTACTGAGATCCAAAAACGTCAGGTGGAAGAACTTTTAGACGCCGAAAAAAAATTCAAAGAAAATATCCTCAAATACCGACAATCTACGGAAATCTATAAGAAATTTTTACAAAGGGTCTGTATTGAAAACCACAATATTTTATCGGCCCGTCCTTATTTTCGTGAAACGGCCACCTCTTTTAGTAAAAGTATAACGCCCGCCATCAAAGCCAACAATATCGAAGATTTAAAGAAATTCGATATTAATTATCAGTTTATAAAATTTGCACGAGATCATTGGCTTGGAGTTTTCCCAAAACGCGCAGAAGCGTTATACCAACGAGTTCACGCGGCCAGGACCCTTCTTATCGA